ACTTTCTGTTTTGGAAGAAAGAGAAAATGCTATTGCACAAAAGGAAGCTGAATCAGCTTTATCAGAACGTCATCCAGATTTTGATGATATTCGAGGTTCAGATGATTTTCATTCTTGGGCAAAAGAACAACCTGAACAAATACAAGGTTGGGTTTATGAGAACCCAAATAATGTTTCTTTAGCTATCAAAGCTCTTGATCTTTATAAATTAGAAACTGGAAAAGGACAAAGTTCTCAAAAATCTAGTTCAAATAATAAACAACGTAGAGTTTCTGCTGCTGATATGGTTTCTACTAAAACCACAAATGTAGAACCTCGACAAGATAAAATTTGGACTGAAACTGAAATTGCGAAAATGTCCTTAGATCAATTTGATAAATATGAAGAAGATATTCGTCAAGCCATTGATGAAGGAAGGATTCGTAAAATATAACTTTTCTAGGAGTAATATAAAAAATGGCTTTTAACCAATCAGATCAGTTTTTTGAACAGAGTACAGATACCAATGGTAACTTTGGTAATTCTGTAGCCGGTCAAAATAACTCTTTTTTCTTACCGAAGGTATATTCCAAGCAAGTTCTAAACTTTTTTCGTAAAGCGTCTGTAGCAGAAGCTATAACAAATACGGATTATGCAGGTGAAATTTCTGCTTTTGGAGACACAGTAAGAATAATTAAAGAACCCGAAATTACTGTTTATCAGTATGAGCGTGGTGCAGATGTAACGCAGACTAAGTTGACTGACCAAGAAGTTAGTTTGACTGTAGATATTGCTAATGCATTTAAGTTTATTGTTGATGACATAGAAACAAATATGTCTCACGTAAACTTTCGTGACGTAGCAACTTCATCTGCTGCTTATGCTCTGCGTGATGCTTTTGACGCAGGTGTTATTGCGACAATGATAGCAGGTGTTTCTGCATCGAGTCCTAATCATATATTGGGATCTGATAATGCTACCGATCTTGCCGAAGGTACTTTTGATGGTACTGGTAATCTTGATATCGGTTTTGGAACGAATGAGCATGATCCTATTGATGTCCTTAGTCGTATGGCTCGTCTTTTGGATGAGCAAAATGTTCCTGAAGAAGGTCGATGGTTCTTGGCAAGTCCTGAGTTCTATGAAGTTTTGGCTTCAAGTTCTTCTAAGTTGCTTTCCGTTGACTACAATGCAGGACAAGGATCTATACGAAATGGTCTAGTATCTTCTGGACTGTTGCGTGGATTTAATATGTATAAAACTAACAACATTGCAGCTACTACTAATGCAGCAGGACAATGTTTGGCAGGTCATATTTCATCTACAGCTACAGCACAAACGATTACTAGCACTGAAGTAATTCGTGATCCTGACAGCTTTGGTGACATTGTACGTGGACTTCATGTTTATGGTACGAAGGTTCTCCGTGGTGAAGCATTGGTTTCTGCCTTTTATGGCATTGACTAATATAAGTTTGGGAGGGTCGTTATGCGGCCCTTCCGTTCTTTTATAGGATAAATAATGGCTCAGATAGGTTCAAATGAAAATCCTGTTATGTTTCGTAAAGCGATTGTAAATAAAAATAGTCGTTTTAGGAAAGGATTTGATAAATCAAAATATGATGAAAATTACGATAAAATTTTTAATAAAAATAAATCTGAGTTCGATATCTGTCGTGAGAAAAGTAAACCTTTTTGTAGTGAACAGGAATAATTAATTATGAAAAATATGATGTATGGTGGTATGTCTAAAAAGAAAAATATGATGGGTGGCGGTAGAGCTATGTATGGTCATGGTGGTATGTATAAAAATGTACAAGACATGGAGAAACATTGTTACAAAGGTCTTAATGTTGCTAAAGGTTATGGAACTAAAAATGCTTTAGAAGTATCTATTTCAATAGAGAAAGTATAATGAAAGTTCCTGCTCCTAAAGGCCATCATTGGATGAAACAAAAAAATGGTAGTTACAAATTAATGAAACATCAGGGGAAATTTGTTAAACATAAAGGTGCTAGTTTAGCAGTTGATTTTCCTATCCAAAAAAAACATACATAGATAACTAGTAGACCATTATGGCTGAAACATTTCTTAATTTATCAAATGAACTTTTAAGAGAGCTTAATGAAGTTTCTTTAAGTAGCAGTACATTTTCATCAGCTATTGGTGTTCAAGCTCACGTTAAAGATGCTGTTAATAGAGCTTATCTAGATATTGTAAATGAAGAACCTCAATGGCCTTTTCTTGCTACAGGACTTAGTGGTGCTACAGATCCTATGTATGGAAATGTTTATGTAGAAACAGTTGCAGGTACAAGATGGTATTTATTAAAAACCAGTAGTTCTAGTTTAACTACTGATTATGGTTATATAGATTGGGGAAACTTTCTTTTAACTACAGTAGGAGTATCAGGAGAATCTGCTCCTCATACAATTCGTAATTTAAGATTTACAACTACGGAAGAGTGGAAAGATTTTTTTAGGATTTCTCAAAATAAAGATGATTCAGAAACTCAAAATTATGGAGTACCTTCTAGAGTTATTAAAAGTCCTGATAATAGAAAGTTTGGATTAAGTCCTATTCCAGATAAAGTTTATCGTATTTGGTTTTATGCTTATGATTTACCAACTGAACTTTCAGCACATGGAGATCAAATAGTATTTCCTAATATCTATAAGCCTGTTCTTTTAGCAAGGGCTAGATATTATGTACATCAATTTAAAGAAAATCCTCAAGCATCTGCTTTTGCATTAGAAGATTATCGTAGAGGATTAAAATTAATGAAACTTCATCTTTTAGAACCTACTCCGGGTTATTTTAAAGATGACAGAATAAGGTTCGTTTAGTGTCTCAACCTTTCGCCCTAGCTTGTCGAGGTGGTTTAAATGTTAATTTAAATCAACTTGAAATAATGCGTCAGCCCGGATTAGCTACAGAGTTATTAAACTTTGAAGTAGATCCTGATGGTGGCTATAGGCGTATTAGTGGCTTTACTTTATTTGGTGGAGGTTCTTCTGCAAGGCCTAACTCTAGTAATAAAATACTTGGACTAGCTGTATATGCAGATGGTTTAATTACTTGTTCAGGAACAGGTATATTTTTTAGTCAAGATGGCACTAGTTGGTTACAAATAAATAAAGCTAGTGTAGCAGGAGGCGGTGACAATTTTAGCACGTTTAGTGGGCGTTCTAATGCTGCACGAACTAGTCAAGGACAATGTAGCTTTGCATTATTTGAAGGTACATCTGACTATGGTGAAATGTTAATCTGTGATGGAGCTAACAAACCTTTCTTTTTTAAAATGACAGGTACAGGAGCTTTAGCAGATAGAACTTTTTTTGCAGGTGAAATAACAGTAGATAGCACTACAGCCCCTACTGTAGGTGTAATACATGAGAATCATTTTGTTGTTGGTGGTGCTCCTACTGCTAAGAACAAAATATTTTTTAGTTCTACTCTTGATCCAGATTCTTTTAGTGGGTCAGGAGCAGGAAGCATACAATTAACAGATGCTATTGTAGGGTTAGCAAGCTTTCGTAGTGACTTAATTATTTTTTGTAGAAACAGTATTTTTAAACTAATTAACATTAGTGATAGTAGTAATATTGCAGTTGTACCTATTACTCAGAATGTTGGTTGTTTAGATGGTAATAGTATTCAAGAAATAGGAGGTGATCTTTTATTCCTTAGTCCTGATGGTATTCGTACTGTAGCAGGTACAGCAAGAATTGGTGACGTAGAGTTAAGCTCTGTTAGTAGACAGATACAAAAATTAACAACTATTATTGCTAATGGTATAAATAATTTTGTAATTACTAGTGGAACACTACGCAGTAAATCTCAATATCGTTTGTTCTATACTAATACAAGTCAAAGTTCTTCAGTATCAAAAGGTATTATAGGAACACTTACTCCTAATGGGTTTGAGTGGTCTGAAACAAAAGGAATACAAGCTACTGGATTTGCAACAGGACTAGATAAAGATGGTGTAGAACAGTTATATCATGGAGATAATGCAGGTTACATTTATAACCATGATACAGGAAATGTATTTAATCCTGCAGGTAGTGCATCTAATGTAGAAGCACAATACTATACACCTGATTTAGATTTTGGAGATATTGGTACAAGAAAAACTATTAAATATATTAAAATATCAGTAACTCCTGAAGGAACTATTCAACCAGAGTTAAAT